GACCAGTTCGTTCAACTCAAGACCAAGATCCACGATATAGTTAATGTGGATAAAAAATAATTTGGAGTAATTGTATTATTCCTTACTTTTGTTCTTCACTTTTTAAAAAACAAGTTATGTCCAAGATTGATTTGATCAAAGAAAGACTGAATAAGCTACAGTCTAAAAACTCAGGCTCCGCATTCGAAAAGATCGACTTCACAACCATTTTCTGGAAACCAAAGTTGGGAAAACAAGTAGTTAGGATCCTACCCAGGAAAACTAACAAAGACTTCCCATTTGCAGAGGTCAGCTTCCATCAGTACAACATTTTCAAAAAGAATGTTTACAGTCTTGAAAACTTCGGTGAGAAAGATCCTGTAGTTCAATTGATGCGTGAACTCTATGATGAGAACACAGAAGAAAGTAAAGATTTGGCTCGTAAGCTCAGGCCTCGCACTAAATTCTTTGCACAAGTATTGGTTCGTGGTGAAGAAGGTATGGGTGCTAGACTTTGGGAGTTTAACAAAACTACTTACGAGAAGTTGCTTAGTATCATGGCCGATGATGATTTTGGTGACGTATCAGATGTAACAGAAGGTACTGACCTTACTGTAGAAGGATACAACGATGTGATCAAGATTGGTAAGCGTGATGTCAACTACGTTGCAGTAAACGTAACTCCAAAGAGAAACATTTCTCCTATCTCCGAAGATGCTACTCTAGTACAGAAAGTATTGGAAACACAAAAAGAGATTACTGAAATCTACAAGAAGTATTCTTATGATGAAATTAAGAAGATGCTTCATGATTACATTAATCCACAGGAAACTCAACCGGAAGAAGTATCCACTCCTACAGTAGAAGCAGCTGCTCCAACAGCAACGGAAGATGATGACACTCCCCCATTTGACGGTCCTTACAAAACAGTAGCACCTGCAGCAACAGCACCAAAGCCTAGCTCAGTAGCATCTAAGTTTGATGATTTATTTGGAGAAGAAAATTAAAAACTAACATATGGCAGAATCAAAAAACATCAAAGGTGCTGTAGCCAGCGCCTTAGGTAAGAGTACGTCTTTTAATTTAGAAAATTTTAAGAAGTCAAAGAATTTAACCGAGAACGGATCCTTTAAGAAACAAGAGTGGATCCCATTATCAGAAGCTTTTCAACAAGCAATTAGTTTACCAGGACTTCCTCATGGGCACGTTATTAATCTTCGTGGTCATAGCGATACTGGAAAAACCACAGCATTGATTGAAGCAGCGGTTAGTGTACAGAAAATGGGAAAACTACCAGTCTTTATCATCACTGAGATGAAGTGGGATTGGAGTCATGCTAAGATCATGGGATTTGAAGTAGAAACAAAAGTTAAAAATGTTACAGATAAAGTTACAGGAGAGGTAACCCAAGTAATATCTTATGAAGGTAATTTTATCTATATTGATAAGAGTAGTATAACTACCGTAGAAGATGTGGCTGAGTTTATTTTGGATTTGTTGGATGAACAAGCCAAAGGAGTGCTTCCTGTTGATTTAGTATTCCTTTGGGATTCTGTAGGATCCTTGCCATGTAAGCTATCCGTAGAATCTAATAAGAACAATAATGAGTGGAATGCAGGAGCAATGTCTCAACAGTTCGGCAACTTTATAAACCAAAGAATTGTCGGCTCTAGAAAAGATAGTTCTCAGTATACAAACACCCTTATTGCTGTAAACAAAGTTTGGGTGGAGAAACCATCTTCATATGGTGAAATGCCAAAGATAAAGAACAAGGGAGGAAATACAATGTTCTTTGATTCAACAATAGTAGTAACCTTTGGTAACTCTACTGGAGCAGGAACAAATAAGATCAAAGCCACTAAGAATGGTAAGGATGTTGAGTTTGCAAAGAGGACTAAGATTTCAGTAGACAAGAATCACATCAATGGTGTAACAACCACTGGTAAGATTATTGCAACTCCCCATGGATTTATCATAGATGATAAGAAATACATTGACGCCTATAAGAAACAACATTCAGCAGAATGGTTAAAGATTCTTGGAAGCGAAGACTTCGATGTAATAGAAGAAGTGGATAATGGAGATATGATAGATAATCATGGAGATGCTACCATTAACAATTTAGGGAATGAATAAGGAGAGACTCCTTAATATATTCTCTAGACTTAAAAACGATGAGAAGCCTGCTAATCTACACTACAATAGTAAAGTGTTGATTATAGATGGAATGAATACATTCCTCAGAAGCTTCGCAGTAGTTAACCGAGTAAACCTAGCAGGTAATGACGTAGGTGGACTTATTGGATTTTTGAAATCACTTGGGCATGCAATAAAACTGTTATCCCCGACTCGTGTAGTAATCGTCTTTGATGGTGAAGGCGGGTCGGGCAACAGGAAGTATCTCTACAACCAATACAAAGGAAATAGGGATACCGGGAGAATTATGAATTATAAATCCTTCCAGACAAAAGGTGCAGAAGAAGATTCTAAATACAATCAGATAACCAGGCTGATAGACTATCTACAATTATTACCTGTGACCTTACTATCTTTTGATAAGCTTGAGGCAGATGATGTCATGGGGTATTTAACAGGAAGGATCTACAAAGAGTATGACGATTCCCAAGTGTACCTTATGTCTTCAGATAATGACTTTATGCAGCTGGTAAATGATAGAGTCAAAGTATATAGCCCAACAAAGAAAAAGATATATGGGGTTGAGAATGTGGTAGAAGATTTTGGTATACACCCGGATAACTTCTTATTGTATAAAGCTCTAGTAGGAGACACATCGGACAATATACCTGGAGTAAATGGATTAGGTGAAAAGAATGTAGTGAAGCTTTTTGAGTTTGTATCAAAGCCAGAAAGAAAAACATTACAGGACGTTTATCAGGTATGCCAAAACCCTCCTAAGAAGTCAGCACTATATGAAAGAATATTGAGTGTTAGTAAGCAAGTAGAGATCTTCTACAAGATTATGAACATCATGGAACCTAATATATCTGAGGAAACGGTTGCAGAGATTATGAAAAAATATCATATTAAAGCTCCGGCTTTAAAGAAGTATGATTTCATGAAACTATACAATCACGATAAGATGGGAGATGCTATACCGCATTTAGATCTATGGATAAATTTATATTCCACATTGAACAATTATTAAATAAGTTATGACGCAGCAAAGATTAACAAGTTATGGACATCAATTTCAAATAAAAGTTCTATACTCCTTACTAAACGATAAACAGTTCCTTCAAAACATAGCGGATGTAATCACAGCTGATTACTTTGAATCTCCTGCACACAAGTGGATCATTGGAATTATTCTTGATTATTATGGAAAGTATAATACTTTTCCTACTATGGAAGTTCTCAAGATAGAACTTAAGAAGGAAAAGAATGAGGTACTTCAAATATCAATCAAGGAAGAACTTAAGCAGGCTTACACAGCAACACAGGATGATATTGATTACGTAAAAGAAGAGTTCTTCAACTTCTGTAAAAACCAGAAGCTAAAAGACGCATTACTATCATCAGTGGATCTGCTTACAAGCGGAGAGTTCGAAGGAATCAGAAAGATTATTGATGAGGCATTGAGGGCCGGTGCTACAAAGGAGATAGGACACGAGTACGATAAAGATATTGAATCCAGATTTAGAGAAGAAGAGGATAAAAAGATTCCATTCCCATGGAAAGTATTTAATGATATTACAGATGGAGGAATAGGAGGAAGCAATCTTATGCTTCTATTTGCACCTCCTGGTATTGGTAAATCTACTGTGGTTTGTAATATTGCATCCCACTGTCTTAAGATGGGGTATAATGTAATCTATTACACTTTAGAGTTGGATGAAAGGTATGTAGGTAAAAAGATTGACTCTATTCTGACCGGAGTAGAAGTTAAGATGCTAAAGTTCCATCGTAAAGAAGTGGAAGCTGCTGTAAAGAATCTTAAAGGTAAGATTGTTATCAAGGAGTACTCACCTGGCAGGGCTTCGCTAAGTACCATAGAATCTCATATAAAACAATTACAGTCCAATAATGACTTTATTCCAGATCTAATCATCATAGACTACCCGGATCTTTTAAAGCCTCGTAAATCTAGGAAAGAAAGCAAAGAAGAATTAGATGACATATATACCGATCTAAAAGGGATGGCTAAAGATCTCAAGATACCATTCGTTTGTCCTTCCCAGATTAATCGTATGGGAGCTAAGGATGAGATTATCGAGGGTGATAAAGTAGCCGGAAGATTCCAAAAGATGATGATTGCCGATATAAGCTGGTCATTGTCTAGGCGCAGGAAGGATAAGATAAACGGTACCGGGAGATTCCACATAATGAAATCCAGACTAGGACCGGATGGACAAACTTATGCTGCTAAAATAGATTTGAATAAAGGATTTATCGACATATCAGAA